ATTGGAATTTTGCTGAACTTCGACGGCGATAATCAACGGTTCAAGCAGTCCAACGGCCAGCCAATGCCGGAGAAGAAGGAAGAAACGCCGGTCCAGCAATCCATGTTCCGGCCTATCCCCAGCACGGGGCCGACGCCGTTTGACGGCAATACGTGAAGGAGAGTGCGTACATGAAGACAATTTGTGTCATGAATGCAACTACCATCCAGCGTACAGACATCGTGGATGAGAGCGCGTTCCAGCGGGAGCCGCTGGATGATCTGACGCCAACAGCACTACCGGCCCAGGAGGACTCCATCCCGGCGGAAATGGTGGAAACCCTGTTGGAAGAAGTCAGTGGTCAGGAGATCCATCCAGTGTGGCTGCCGGGTACGCCGGAGAAGTCCGGACCGGTGGCGGCACGGTTTACCATTCCGGGGGACAATTTTACGGTGGTGCGGCTGTGCTGGTACAATGCTACTGCTGGTATATATACGTTTTCCAGGGACGGTGCGGCGATTGACGCGGCGTGTACCGGCTGGTGGCCGGTACCGGAGGATACCAACCCATGACCACAACAAGCTAACCGGATGTGTCCGACTTGGACACATCCGGCGGAAAGGGGGACTACTCTTGAACGAAAACCAATGGTACTGCGTACGCCAGCGGGCGGGCCCGCTGGTAAAGGAATGCCGGAGCATCCGGCCCAGGCTCTCCACCAACGATACGCCCTACGAGCGGACGGAGAAGAACAAGATTCTCATACCACCACGGGATTCCTCCGTATGCCGGACCCGGGTAGACCGCCTGGAGCTGCGTCTGGCACTGTTCGGGTACGAGGGCAGCGCATATACGCTGACTTTCGACCAGACGCATGAACCCCGGACATTCCAGGATGTGCGCAAGGCGTGGCGGAGCTTCCTGTACCAGATGAAGAAATGGAGGGGGAGCGGGTTCGACTACGTGTATCTGATCGAGGGGCGGCATGGGGACCACCGGTACCATATCCACCTGGTCCTGCGGGACAGCGATTTCTCCCCGGCGGAGGTACGGCATCTGTGGAAATTCGGGACGGATGTGGATGACGAACCGCTTCTGAAGCACGCCCGGGACAGCTACCGCCGGACAGCAAAGTATTTCAACAAAGAGTCCACCGACGGCATCACGATCCCCATAGGCGGCAGGACGTGGGTCTGTTCCCGGTCACTGCTGAAGCAGCTACCACCGGTGGAATGCTGGAGAGACAGCGACGGTTTTATCCCTATACCGAAAGACGTCCGATGCCAAGGGACGTATCACACCGCCAATTCGTTTGGCGCGTACCGCTACGCATGGTACATAGAGGCACCGCCCAGGAGAGCGTTTGCGGACGGTATTAAATATGAATCTCTACCTTGGAATATAGTTGAATAACTGACAAAATCTGAAAGGACGGTTGACGGTGGATAGGAATCGTGATAAACTGGTCGTAAAGGACGGATGGATTATTTGTCCGGTCTGTAGACGGAACAGGCATTTGCATCGTGTCAATGATGACACGGAGGCAAAAAATTTACCGGTCTTCTGCAAAGACTGCAAGACTGAGCTAATCCTGAATATTGCGAGAGGCCAGAGCGTTGAGCGCCGGAGCCCATGACATCCAGAGCGGATGTTTGTGGGTTCCGGCGCTTTTATTTTTGCCCCGGAGGTGATAGCCCGATGGCACTGAAACCGCTCCGACCCTGCCGTCATCCAGGCTGTGGGGCGTTGACACGGGAGGGGTACTGCCCTGCCCATCAACGTACGCCCACCAAGCCCAAGCCCAGGTCCCCGGAGGCCGCGGTGTGGAGGCGCTGGTACTCGCTGAAGGTCTGGACAGAAGATCTTCGCCCCGGCCAGCTCCTGCGGGAGCCGTTCTGCCGGGAGTGCGCACGGCGCGGGATCCGGACGCCCGCCACCGACGTGGACCACATCCGGGACCACAAGGGGGACTGGGGCCTGTTCACGGACCGGGGGAACCTGCAAAGCCTGTGCCACTCCTGCCACAGCCGGAAGACGGCGGCGGGAATGAAGCAAAAACGGCGGGATTACTGAGCGTAAATTTTCAGCGAAGCTACGTCCGCGCCTGGGCGTGTGCGCTGGCGAAGGCAGGCGCGGGTGCGCGGGGTTCCTTGCCCCTCCCCCCACCCCAAAAAAGTTTTGCAAGGCGGCGATCCAGACCGCGCCGCACCTCGTGCATGAAAAAATTTCCCCTATCAGGAATCCGAGGTCCGGGAGGAGCGGAAGCGATGCCGAAGGCAGTGAAAAACAGCGCAAATATGACCAAGCATCTGACCGAAGAGGAGCGGGCCCTTCGGCAGCAGGCGGAGGAGGAAATCCTGCCCAAGCGGCAGCGGCCTAAGCTGAAAAAGCCGATCTTCATCTCCGGGAACAAGACAGCCAACGCCTACTGGAACCAGATTCTCAAGCGCATGGACGGGCTGGCGCTGCTGGATGATCTGGACAGCGAGATGCTGGCGGGGTACTGCTCCATGCTGGCCCGGCGGGATGAGACGATCCTGCTGGTGAACCGGCTGACGGAGCAGATGGGCGTCGCGGGAACTGTAGGGACATCCGAACCGGAACCGGACGACCTGATCGCGGCCGTGACCAAGCTGAACATCCTCCACGGCAAGCTCCACGCGCTGGACCGGACCCTGCTGCAATACGCAGAGAAGCTGGGCCTGACACCCTCCGGGCGGGTCCGGCTGGCCCAGAAGCGGGCACAGGCGGCGGCAGAGCCGGAGCCGGATGGCGACCTTTTTGGAGACTAGGAGGCGGCATCAGTGGGAACCAGATGGCAAAGCGGCCTGCATCATCCTGTTTCGGTCTATGCCAAGCAGGTGACGCAGGGTAAGCTGCGGGCGATGTGCTGTCCCTATGAGATCATGGCCTGTCAGCGGCACCTGGATGATCTGAAGCGGCAGGGAACGGATGATTTTCCCTGGGTCTTCGACGCTACCCGTGCGGATCGGATCATCCGCTGGTTCGGGCAGTGCATCCAGGTTCGCGGCCCCTACGCCGGACAGCCGATTCAGCCCCAGCCGTGGCAGATTTTCGACCAGGGGTGTCTGTACGGCTGGGTTCATCGTGAGACCGGGGCCCGCCGGTTCAAATACAGCTACAGCAAACGCGGACGCGGCAATGTCAAGAGCACGGAAGTAAGCTGCAAATGCCTCTACCACATGTGCGGCGACGCCATCTACCCGCCCTACCATCCGGAGCTGGCCCGGTTCGAGCTGGAACCGGAGGTAGAGTGCGCGGCGGTGGACCGTGGACAGGCTATGCGTGTGTTCGGCGATGCCCGGAAGATCGCACTGGCATCCCCCAATATAGCCAAACGGCTGGTGATCCCCCGGTCCAACCCGGTGGTCCACCGTACCAGAGGCGGCTATATGCGGGCGCTGAGCAAGGATACCAAAAACAAGGACTCCGGCGCACCCTCCTACTTTGAGGTGGACGAGTACCATGCCCACATGACGCCGGAGATTTACAATCGAGGCAAGGACTCCTTTGGCAAGCGTGACCAGTCCCTTCTGGACGTCATCACCACCGCCGGAGATGGGGCGGAAAGTAAGCCGTGCTTCCGGGAAGAGCAGTACGCAAAACGGGTGCTGGAGGACCCCAGCGTGGTAGACGAGCGGTATTTCGTCATGATTCGGGAGCTGCCTATGGGGGCTGATCCTCATGACAAGACGCTGTGGGTCATGCCCAATCCGATACTGCGGTACCCGGACCGATACAGCGCCAATCTGCTGGAAGAGATTGAGAGCGAGTATGCGGCGGCCTATGCTTCCGGGGATCAGGTAAAGATCCGGGATTTCCTCACCCGCCGGATGTGCCAGTGGCAGGCGGAGAGCGTCAACAGCTATCTGGATGCCCGGATGATGGACTTGGCCCGGAAGTCCCAGGTCTCCCGGGAGGCATTCGCCGCCCTGACGGACGGACTCCACTGCCACTGCGGGTTCGACTTGGGCAAGCGGATCGACCTCTCCGGCTCGGGAGCGGTATTTCCGCTGCCGGACGGACGGTTCGGCGTCAGGGTACACGGGTTCCTGCCGGAAAACGCTGCGCTGCGGCACGAGCAGACGGACCGCGTGCCCTATACCGCCTGGGCCAAAGGCGGGTTCTGCACGCTGACGCCGGGTGATGTAACGGAAAACGACTATGTCTACAACTGGATCTGCGCTGGGGAGCGTGACCACCGCTGGCAGGTGGATGAGATCGATTACGACGGCTACAACGCCACGGACCTACAGATCCGAATCAACGAGGAGCGGAACAATCCGGACTTCTGCGTGGCAGTCTCCCAGACCTGCGCGGGGCAGAACATGGCGGTAAAGGGCTTCCGGGAACTGCTGCTCCAGGAACGGCTGGTGCTGGAGGAAAATCCGCTGCTGATCTGGTGCCTGGGCAACGCTATCGAGGTACAGAACAATTACGGCGATGTGAAGCTAAACAAGAAGCATAAGGACGACAGCCAGCGTATCGACCCCTTGGCGGCGGTGATGAACGCGCTGGCACGGCTGCTGGTGAAGCCGCAGCCGGAACCGGACGTGGCGGACAAGATCCGGCAGGGAACCTTCAGATTTTGAACCGCCGCCGGCGGATAACAAAACGTCGTCCGACATTCGGACGACAGGAAGGAGATGCCATGAAAAATCTTTTGAAAGGGCTGGCCAAGTGCGGCACTGATCTGGTACTGCTGGGCGGAGCAGTGGCCATTGCTGTCGGGGCCGGGATGATCTACCTCCCGGCGGGACTGATTGCCGGAGGCGTGCTGGCCATCGCGGGAGCGGTGCTCAGCAGTCTGGGAGGCGGTGGCGAATCGTGAGCGTCAGCAAGGGCCTCGCCCGACTGGGAAGGAGCAAGAGCGCAGGTACGGCCTCCTTCTCGCTGGAGAGCGCGGACGGCTGGTTCCCCGTTGGAAAGCGGCGGGAAATATCCCCGGGCGCGGCGATGAAGGTCTCGGCGGTCAGCGCGTGTGTAGAGATCATATCCAACGCCATCGGGATGCTGCCGGTGTTCGTCATGGACAGCGAGAGCAAGCAGCATTTGAGAACCCACCCGCTGGGGCGGGTCCTGTGGGAGCGGCCCAATGAAGCCATGAGTCCGTTTGTATTTTTCCGTCTGATGGAATGTCAGCGGCTGCTCCGGGGCAACGCCTACGCCTGGATTTACCGCGACGGCTATGGGGAACCGGTGGAGTTGATTCCTCTGCCGCCTGCCGCCTGCGATCCGGTGATCGAGCCAGGAACCGGGAAGCTGTGGTATCTGGCGTCGGAACCCAGGAGCGGGCTTGCCTGCAAGCTGGATCCGGCGGACATCCTGCACTTCAAGGCGTATTCTCCTGATGGGATCCGGGGCGTATCCGTCCTTCACCGTGCCCAGCAGACCCTGCAAACCGCAGCGGCGGCCCAAACCTATGAGCAGGCCCTGTATGAGAGCGGCGGACGGCCAAGCGGTGTCCTCAAGACGCAGACGGATCTTGGGGACGTCATCACCATGGCGGACGGAACGAAGGTCAACCCGAAGGACCGTATCCGGCAGGAATGGGAGAAGATCCACACCGGAGCGGGCAACAGCTTCCGGGTAGCGGTGCTGGATCTGGGACTGGAGTATCAGCCCATTTCCATGAGCAATTCCGACGCCCAGTTTGTGGAAAGCAAGGCGCTGACTATTGCGGATATCGCCCGTTTTTTCGGCGTGCCGCTCTACAAGCTGGGCGAGGGGAAAATGTCCTACAACAGCAACGAGCAGAACAACATTGAGTTTTGCGTCAACACCATCCAGCCCATTGTCACCCAGATGGAGTTCGAGGAGACAAACAAGCTGCTGACCATCAGTGAGCGGAAACGGGGACTGGAAATCCGGCACAACATGATGGCCCTGCTCCGGGGCGACACCGCCAACCGTGGGAATTGGTACAAAGCCATGCGGGAAGCCGGGGTCCTGTCGGTAAACGACGTCCTGGCGCTGGAGGATATGCCGCCGGCGTCCGGCGGGGACGACCACTACGCCTCACTCAACTATGTGCCTTTAAGGGACTGGGCGGAATTGAGCCGCCTGCGGGCCAGGGTGGAGGCAAATATGGGAGGTAACGAATAGTGGAAAACATCATAAAGGGTGCGGTGGTAACCAAGAGCGTCCCCGCCGCCGGGGAGATGGGGCTTATTAACGCTCAGGCTCTCCGGGAGCTGAGGGCGGACGAGGTATTTACCTTTCGGATCGCGGCGGCGGACGACCAGGTGGACCGGGACTTCGAGCACTTCTCTGTGGATTGCCTGAAGAAGCTGGCGCGGCTGTACGTGGGAAAAACGGTCATCGCCGACCACCAGTGGAGCAGCGGCAATCAGGTGGCGCGGGTATACGCCGGGACGGTGGAGGAAGACGGCGGCATTCACCGTCTGATTCTCAACTGCTACATGCTCCGCAGCGAGGCCACCCAAGCCGCGATTGACGCTATCGAGGCGGGGATTGTCCGGGAGGTCAGTGTGTCGGTGGCGGTACGGTCCGCTGTCTGCGATATCTGCGGAACGGATAAATCCAAATTCTCCTGTAAGCATCAGCGTGGGCAGGAGTACGACGGGAAGGTCTGCACCGTGGAGCTGCGGGACCCGGCGGAGGCTTACGAAGTCAGCTTCGTGGCGGTTCCGGCCCAGCGGGAGGCGGGCGTGGTGAAATTCTACGCCGGGGATTGGAAGAACTTTTTTAAGGATGAGGATGCAGCGCGGAGAAAGAAGCTGTCCGCGATAATCGCATTGGAAAAAGTCAAATTTGTTGAGGAGGTACAAAAACCATGAATCTGAAGCAGAAGTCCTATGATCTGCTGGCGCAGCATAAGGCCAAGGTAAGCGAGGCGCAGGCCGCTGTGGAGGCCGGAGAGCTGGACAAGGCGGAGGCATTGACCAAGGAGGCCCAGGAGCTGGCCGGTCAGATTGGGAAAGTGAAAGCCCTGATTGCCGAACAGGAACGCTACGGCGGCGAGCCGGAACCCCAGAATCCCCAGAAGAACCTCCATCTCCAGCAGGAGGGCGCGGAGGACGGCTACCAGAAGGCAGTGAAGGCGTTTGCCCAGGCCGCGCGGGAGGGCTTCCCCCGGCAGAAGGCGGCGGGGGATATGATGCAGGAAGGCGTCGATCCGGACGGCGGCTACACCGTGCCGGAGGACATTGTGACCAGGATCATTGCCCTGCGGGAGGCCAAGGAGAGCCTGCTGGATGAGGTGCGGGTCGTCCCTGTAAAGACCAAGAGCGGGCGGCGGACCATCAAGAAGCGGGGTCAGCACAAGGGCTTCGCCACCGTAAAGGAAGCCGCCAAATTCGGCAAGACTGCCACACCCCAGTTTACCACTCTCAGCTATGAGATCGAGAAGCGTGGTGGCTTCCTGCCCGTTACCAATGAACTGCTGGAGGACAGCGACAACAACATTGCTTCCGTAGCCCAGGAGTGGCTGGCG